ATGAAGAAGGATTGATCGTACATAATCCTCTAATCCTAGAAGATATGAGTATCTTGGAAGATATCATGGATGATGTAAAAGCATCAGGAATTAAATTATCTAAATGGATTAAATCAACAACTGACAATTTCTTTTTCATTAAAGATTCTAAAATAGTTACATGTAACGAACTCATCGAACCTGGACTGTCGCATTACAAAAAAGCAGTCAGTGAGATTAAGGAACATGAAAACGAGTTCTTCCAAAAACAAGAACGAAAGAAAAATAGAAAAAAATACAATGGATACAGAGCATCGATAAAAGATGCTAGAATGTTCTTTGAAAATATATTTGATAAGTATTAAAGCTATTATTAATCTTGAACCCTCACAGAGTTATTCTACACATGAAATCCAATGTTGTCAAGCTCTGAAAGTATGTTATAATATAAGTACAATAAATTAAAAAAATGGGGAACAATGAGAATCAAAAAGAAACCAGAGCACTATGTAGACAATAAGGAATTCTTAGCTGCTCTCTCCGAATACAAAAGAAAAGTTGAACAGGCATTGACAGAGGAAGCACCTCGTCCTATGATCCCTAATTATATCGGTGAGTGTTTTCTGAAGATTGCTCAGCATCTGTCTTATCGCCCCAACTTCATCAACTATCCATTCCGTGAGGATATGATTAGTGATGGTATTGAGAACTGCGTTCAGTACATCGACAACTTTGATCCTGATCGTGGTAATCCATTCGCATACTTTACTCAAATCATTTATTATGCATTCTTGAGAAGAATTCAAAAAGAAAAGAAACAACTAGAAATTAAGAGCAAAATTCTTGAGCGTTCTGGTTACGATGAAGTTCTCCATGCTGATACTAATGAACTGAACTTCTCATCATCTGATTACAACAGCATTAAACAAAACATCGAACAGAAGACCAGAAAATGAAAGTTGCCCTGATTACTGACACACATTATGGATTCAAAAAAGGCAATCAAGATTATCATGATTATTTTCTAAAGTTCTATAACGAAGTATTCTTCCCTACATTAAAGAAGAAAAAAATCAAGCATGTCATTCACTTAGGTGATGTGTTTGATGTTCGTAGGAACATTGACTTTTGGAGTCTTAACTGGGCAAAGAAAAACATCTTCACTCCACTAGAAGATATGGGTGTGACGATTGATCTGATGGTTGGTAATCACGACGCATTTTACAAGAACACTCTAGAGATTAATTCTCTGGAGTGTCTTCTTCTGGAGTATTCTAATATCAGTTTGTATTCTGGACCTGCTGAGGTTCAACTTGATGGACGCAAGATGGTCTATCTTCCATGGATCTGTGATCAGAATGAAGAACAGACAGTTCAACTTCTGGAAGATACTGATTCTAAAGTTGTATTAGGTCATTTGGAGATGGAAGGATTTAAGACTAATCCTACCTATGTCTGTAATCATGGTCGTTCTAAGAGTGAGTTTTCTAAGTTTGATCTGGTGATGTCAGGTCACTTTCATACTAAGAGTAAGAAAGGTAATGTGACATATCTGGGTAACACATATCAAATGTATTGGAATGACTATGCTGATCAGCGTGGGTTTCACATTTTTGATACAGAGACTTTGAAGTTGGAATGGATCAAAAATCCATATGAGATGTTCAAGAAAATCTTCTATGATGATAGTAAGAACGAGTATTGTACTTTAGACTTTGACGACTACAAAGATACAGTTGTCAAACTAGTTGTAGAAAACAAAACAGACTACACTATGTTTGATTACATTGTCAATGGTCTACAGGATGTTGTGTTGGATCTTAAAATTATCGAAGATTTCTCGGCAGATAATGAAGAAGATGTTGACATGGAATTGGAGCACGAAGATACTCTTACAGTCTTGGAAAAATATGTTGATGAAGTAAATACCAACCTAGATAGTAATAGATTGAAAGAGATCATGAAATCTCTGTATGTGGAGGCACTGGAGGTGGTATAATGTACATACTCTGCCTGGAGGGCAAAGAAAATGAGGGAGCGTATGCGATCTCCAACGCTAAGAACGAAAGGATTCTATTGCTCTTTTCTGAGGTAGAGGATGCTGAGCGATTCGCTGGTCTGCTAGAGGCAGATGATTTTCCTAAATTATCTACGGTTGAGGTTGACACAGAATCAATGATTGAAATGTGTGAGAGCACAGGGTATAGTTACACTGTTGTTGAACCCGACGAACTTATTATTCCACCATCACATCATGACTTATGATTATCTTTGAAACTATTCGTTATAAAAATTTCTTATCTAGCGGTAATACTTTCACAGAAATTACACTTAACAATTATGGGAACAATGTAATCATCGGAAAGAATGGTGCTGGTAAGAGTACTGTTCTTGATGCTCTGACTTTTGTTCTGTTCAATAAACCTTTTCGTAAGATTAATAAACCTCAACTTGTTAACAGCATCAATGGCAAAGATTGCTGTGTGGAAGTTGAGTTTTCTATTGGGAAGAAACAGTACAAAGTTCTTCGCAGCATGAAACCTAATAAGTTCGAGGTATATCTTGATGGTGAGATGCTCGATCAGGATGCTGCTAATTCAGATCAGCAGAAGTTTCTAGAACAGACAATCCTCAAACTGAACTATAAGTCATTCACACAGATTGTTGTTCTGGGATCTTCTACGTTTGTTCCTTTCATGCAGTTGCCTTTGGCATCACGTCGTGACATCATCGAGGATCTTCTGGACATTCAGGTGTTCTCTACGATGAACTCTAATCTCAAGGAACGAATCAAGCAGGTCAATGACGACATTCGATTCACTGAGAAAGATTTAGATCTCGTAAAGCATCGTATTGAGACTCAAGAAGAACTCATTAGGGAACTCGAAACACAGAGCGACAATCTAATCACTCAGAAGAAGAGCAAGATTGATAAACTTATTACACAAAGCGAAGGCATTGTAGAAGAAAATAATATTATTACAGAAGATATTAAAGAAAAACAATCCGCTTTATTTGATGGTGATAAGTTATCAAAAAAATATGATAATTTAAAAGAATTTAAAGTAAAATTTAAAACTAAACTTGGCAATTTAAATAAAGAACTTTTATTCTACAGTAATAACGACGTATGTCCTACATGCAAACAAGATTTAGATCCTAAATTTAAAGAAAAGAAAATTTCTAAGAATAAAGAATCAATCTCTGAAACGGAAAAGGCATGGAGTATTCTTGATCAGCAGATTTCTGAGGTTAAAGATCAGATTACTGTATTCAAAAATGCCTCCAATGAAATTAGGTCTAGGTATTCTGTGATCGATAAGAACAATGGAATCATTAATCACATCAATAGACAGATTAAAGAACTAGAGTCAGAAATCCAAAGCATCTCAGATACTAAGAATAATTCTAGTAAAGAGCATGAGAAGTTAAAATTGTTGGTTCATCAGTATGGTAATTATGAGAAGGTTCTTGCTACTCATAAAGAGAACAAGGATTACTATAGTGTCGCTGCTAACCTGCTGAAGGACACTGGCATCAAAACCAGGATTATCAAACGATACCTGCCAGTGATGAATAAACTCATCAACCAGTACCTACAGCAGATGGACTTCTTTGTGAACTTCACGCTCAGTGAGAGTTTCGAGGAAACCATTAAGTCTCGTTATCGAGATGATTTCAGTTACTCATCGTTCTCTGAGGGTGAGAAGTCTCGCATTGACATCGCTCTCATGCTAACGTGGAGGTCTGTAGCGAAACTCAAGAACAGCGTGGACACCAACCTGCTGATTCTTGATGAAATCTTTGACAGTTCACTTGACAGCACGGGCACTGATGAGTTATCATTTATCTTGAGAAACTTTACCAGCGATCTCAATTTGTTTATCATCTCGCATCGCGAGCATATGGTCGAGAAGTTCGACCGTGTTCTTAAATTCGACAAAGTGAAAAATTTTAGTAAAATGGAGGAATTGACTAATGGCGACTGAAGAGGGATTTGATTTGACTATTGATCTTCCAGAGATTGATCTGGAAGCACAACACTTCTGGAAGTATGAAGAAGACCTAACACTGAAAGAAGTTCGTGATTACCTGTCGGGAACGTATCGTTCTCATTATACTTCCCAGGAGTCTAAGACTCAGACCCTGGATCTGATTGAGAGTATTGGTGACGCAGAACCATTCTGTCGTTCTAATGCCATTAAATATCTCTCACGATTTGGTAAGAAGAATGGTAAGTCCAAGATGGACATTCTAAAAGCAATTCATTATTGCGTTCTCCTCTACCATTTCTCTGGTCTCCATAGCAAAACAAGTGATTACCCCCAATGAATATGAAACTGTCTGAAAATACTTTTAACGTTCTGAAGAACTTCTCTGGCATCAACCAGTCTATTTCTGTGAAGGCAGGCAATACTATCCGTACTATTTCTATTGCCGAGAACATTCTCGCTGAGGCAAAGGTAGAGGAATCATTTCCTCAAAACTTCTCCATTTATGATCTCAATGAGTTCTTGGGTGGTATGTCGCTGATGCGTGGTGCTGATATGGAGTTTGGTACTGAGCACTATGTGAAGATCAAGAACAATCGTTCTGCCATCAAATACTTCTTTGCTGACTCCAGTCTGATTAAGCAGGCACCTGAGAAAGAACCAGCATTTCCTTCTGAAGATGTTGAGTTTACTCTTACTGAGTCTGATCTTCAAAGTTTGACTCGCGCTGCCGCTGTCTATCAACTCCCTGACTTCTCTGTCATTGGTGATGGTAATGAGATCAGCATCGTTGTTCGCGATAAAGAGAATGATACATCCAATACTTTCTCTATTACCGTTGGCGAAACCTCTGACGAGTTTGTGCTCAACATGAAAGTTGATAACATTAAGATCCTGAAAGGAGACTATGATGTTACAATGTCTAAGCGTCTGATCAGTCGCTGGATTAACCGCGACACTCCAGTTACTTACTGGATTGCTCTTGAACCCGATTCTAACTGAACCTTTTTATATGATGAACGACCAGTATTTGTGGGTGGAGAAATACCGCCCTCGTAAGATTGACGATTGTATTCTGCCTGACAGTATCAAACGTGATCTTAAGCAACAGGTTGCTGCTGGTGAGTTGAATAACCTTCTGCTTGCTGGTCCTCCTGGTGTAGGTAAAACCACTGCCGCTAAGGCATTGTGTGAGGAACTTAATCTTTCTTATATTGTCATCAATGGATCCGATGAAGGACGTTTTCTGGACACTGTACGCAACCAAGCAAAAAACTTTGCGACGACCGTATCTCTTCAAGGAAGCAAGCACAAAGTCATCATCATTGATGAGGCAGATAACACAGGGAACGACGTACAACTCCTCTTACGGAGTTCTATTGAGGCATATCATAGCAACTGCCGATTCATCTTCACCTGTAACTACAAAAACAAAATCATTGACCCCATCCAGTCACGATGCTCAGTCATTGATTTCGCCTTCAAAGGAAAAGAAAAGGCAGCTATTGCGGGGCAATTTTTCAACCGTGTCAGGTCTATACTTGAGGCGGAATATGTTGATTATGATCCTAAAGTTGTTGCGGAGTTAATTCAGAATCACTTCCCTGACTGGCGTCGTGTACTGAATCAACTTCAGAAGTATGGTAATACTGGTAACATCGACACTGGTATCCTTACAGAGATTACTGATATTAATCTTAAAGAACTTATGAACGCCTTGAAGAACAAAGAGTTTAATGTTGTTCGTAAGTGGGTTGTGGCAAACCTGGATAACGATTTCAATATGGTTATCCATCGCATCTATGAAGCAATGTATGATGCTCTTACACCTGCCACTATCCCAGCAGCAGTCTTGGTGATTGCTAAATATCAATATCAGGCAGCATTTGCTGCTGATCAGGAGATCAATCTTCTGGCATGTTTAACCGAAATTATGATGGAGTGTCAATTCAAATGAACGTAAAACTGATTCGTATGTCCTCAGGTGAGGATGTGATTGCTGAAGTCGTCAACTCTGATGATAATAGTGTCACTTTGAGGAATGGTATTGTTGGTGTTCCTGCTCAGCAAGGCACACTACAATTTGTAGCATGGTCTCCGATGATCAGTAAAGAAGAGAAAGATATCACAGTTTCTTCGAGGTTTGTTGTTTACGTTGCTGAAGCAGCAGAAGAAATTGTTTCTCAGTATGAGCAAATGTATTCGCCCATTACTACCCCCGAGAAGAAAAAACTTATTCTTTGATGCCAGTAAAGACTAACCCTCAGAACGTAAAGGAAGCACATGAAGCACTCTTCTATGCTTCTATGAATCTACCCGCCGCTGCTGCCCACTGTGGTATGACAGTCAAGCAACTGAAATTAACCTTTTGGGAATACCTTAAATATCATGAACCAAACTTTGAAGTCTCTGAAGACACCTCTCAGGTATCCAGGCGGTAAATCTCGCGCCACCAAATATCTTCTGCCAAGATTCCCCGAAGGTATTAAAGAATATCGCGAGACATTCCTTGGTGGTGGTAGCGTTGCCATCGCATTCAGTAAGGAGAATCCAGATACTCCTGTGTGGGTCAACGATCTGTATGAACCACTGTATAACTTCTGGAGAGAACTTCAAGACAATGGTGTTGAATTACGTCGTCGTCTTCAAGAACTAAAGTCTCGCTATCCCGATCAAGGATCTGCCCGTGGACTGTTTATCGAAGCAAAGGAACTTGTAAATGACTATTCCATTTCCCCTCTATATCGCGCTTGTGCTTTCTACGTTATTAACAAGTGCTCTTTTTCTGGTCTCACTGAGTCCTCATCCTTTAGCAGGCAGGCATCAGACAACAACTTCACAATGTCTGGAATCGAGAAACTAAAAGGATACAGTTATATTATTCGCAACTGGCACATTACAAATTGGTCGTATGAAGGACTTCTTACTGATGATAAGAGTACTTTTATCTATCATGATCCTCCATATGACATTAAAGATAACCTCTATGGCAAGAAGGGAGATCTTCATAAGCGGTTTGATCATGATCAGTTTGCTCTCGACTGCGACCGTCACATTGCTCGTCAGATGATCTCATATAACTCCACTCAGATGGTCAAGGATCGCTTCCAAGACTGGTTAGCATGTACTTATGACCTAACTTATACAATGCGTTCTACAGGCGATTATATGAACGAACAGAAGGATCGTGCCGAATTACTGTTGACTAATTATGAATGAAGATGAAATCCCTTATGTTGAGTTAGAACTTGACATTGAAGACTGCCGACAGATTTTTACTTCAACAAAGTATCGTCTGGAGAACTGGCATTTTGAAGATGAAGATGAGAAGGCACAACTGAATGCCTTGAATGACTTCTTCTACCGTGTTATTCTTGAGTACAACTTTAAAATTAATGGCGAAATCTTCTAAGACTGAACTTAAGCATTGGTTAAATTCTATCAATCATGAGAAACAATATATCATGACTGAAGAGAATAAGAATGAGTATCCACCATTCATTGTAAACCGCTGCCTCTCTGGGTTTATAGATACAATCATGGTGGCGAATGAAATGAATATCAGTCACCATCTGTCTAAGAAACTACAATATGAATTTTTACTAAATATTGTCAGACCAAAACGGAGATTCTCTCCCTGGTTGAAGAAGGAGAAAATTACAGATCTGGAAGCTGTGAAGTCTTATTATGGTTATAGTAATGAGAAAGCACGTTCCGCTCTTAGTATTCTTTCTGATGATCAACTGAATTCTATTAAACTTAAATTGACTAGAGGCGGTAAACAATGACTACA